GTTTTTTACGCATTTCCAGTACGGATTTTTGTTAAATTTGTTTGCTTCAATCGTACCTCTGAAGGGTTTGTCATCAACCCAATAGCCTTTGGTGGATGGAGTTGCACAGGCATTTGCAATGAAGGAGTAGATTATCAAGATATATAATCCCCATTTCCATATAAACAATTCAATCACTCTGGTTTCGGATATTTATTCGTCTGCTGGTTCAATAGGCCAAGTTACATTTATTAAGCCGCCATTATCATCAAGACTAGGATTAGCAGTAGCTGGTAAGTCTCTTAATGCTTGTCTATAATCCTTTTGCTCTTGTGTCATTTCCCTATCAGATGCTCCCCACCAATCTGTTTCTGATAATAAAACATTACGTTGTTCCCTCAAACGATAAGGAGCAATCTCTTTTTTATAATCTTCTGTTAATGCCATTAGTTTTCTTTTTATTATAAAGCTGTTATTTCTATTACTAGAGTAAGATAAGTTCCATAGGAAGGCCCGTAAGCAGCTTGCGTCCATAGATTTACTTCATCATTAGCATCAAAGGTTATTTCTGATGATGACTTTGTTACCCATTGATTAAGTGTTTGACCATCACCATAGTTATTAGTATATTGAGTGCCATTAATATGTATTTCTAACTGGTTATATGCCCCACCAGCAACGACAGCTATAACCTTCATCATTGAATGAGCAATAATTTTGCAATCACAAGGAGCTTTAAATTTATCATTTGATGAACCTTGTCCACTAGCATTTGCATAGGTACTTGGATGTATCATGAAACTTTTACTGTTTTTTACATATTGTACAGTACTTAATTCTACGTTTTCACTAGCATCAATAGTGATTGCATTTGCATCTGCATTGTCATCTATACCTACTGAGGTAAAGTTGCCAGTAAACGTAGGACTAGCAGTAGGTGCTTTTGCTGTAAGCTGAGTCTGTATTGCACTCGTTACACCATCAGAATATCCTAACTCTGTTGCTGTTAAAGTTGCTGGTACTGATCCCAGATCGGCAAGTATTCGAGCTTTTGTCATGTTACTCCTTTGGATTATTTGCTTCTTGTTCTGCTTGGAAGGTTGCCCATGCAGACTTAACTTCATCAGTCCAAAGTTCTTCTGCTTTGTCCTTTATATCCTGTACTTCTCCAGAAACATCCATATCTGATGTAAGCACTCTGCGATGATATCCACCTGAGTCTGTAATCTCTCTTATTTGAAGATGTTTATATTCTGTAACCACTTCAATTTTGTCTAATTTCATTTGAGTTAACCTATTTATGCAATTTGATATGATCCTGCCATATAATAAGTAACAGGGTTAATTGTGTTTCCTAGATTTGTATTATCGACTCCCCTTATTGGTGATGCAGTTGTAGAACCAGAGCCTGCGAATTGAAGATAACCCATCAATCCATTATTATCACAATGCAATTGTATTCCGGGATGTTGTGCATCTTTAAATGGGAATGGAAATCCTTCCATATTCATATTAAAAGAATTTGTTGCATTTGTTCCTGTTTTCGTTACTACAATTTTCGCTTGAATGTGGCACATATTACCAATTTTAGTATAGCTGGCACTACTAACAACCGTTCCAGAAATTGCCCATAAATGACAATTATAACCGCATGTGGGAGAAGGTGTCCAAGCCCCTTCTTCATAATCCAGTTCAGTTGTGCCAATAATCCCTGACTTACTTCCTGCTGATCCAATTAAACCTGACATAAGCTAACTCCAATCTTGGTCAATGTATGAACAATACGCATCCATAACAGGCCCAGATGCTTCCATATTAAATTGCAATTTATCTCCAGCAGTTAAAACAATTCTATCATTCCATACAAATGTTCCTGCTGATGTAATAGGTTCTTTATACAAAAAATAAATGTCATTACTTCCATCATTTGCAATTAATCTAAATTGTCCTGCTGTATTAGCTTGTTCATTAAATACTATACTTATGACTGTAATAATATGATGTGCTGGAACAGTGTAAGTAGATGTTCCAGTTGTTGCCATCGTACCATCCCATCTAAATGAACTAAGAGTATTAGATTGTGCATGAATAGTTGTTCGTTTAAGAACTTCTGTTCCTGATCCACTTGGTATAGCCATATTAACCTCCTAATACTAAACTTTGATGTGTACTTGATTGCATAAATGCTCCTTTTTGTTTTACTTTAGTTGTTGTTGATGTTTCAATATTCTGGTTAAAGTTCCACGAGTCTGTATCGTTCTCCCAGAGGATTGTTTTGTCTGTAGTACCCTTCAGGGTAATGCCACCTCCATCTGCTGTTGAGTCTGTAGGTGAATCCACAGAAGCCATCTCAATGTTCTTATCCTCAACAATCAGATTAGTTGTATCAATAGTAGTCGTAGTACCATTGACTGTAAGGTTTCCAGACATTACTACGTTACCACTAAACGTACCACCTGTGGCTGGTACTGTATCTGCCGGACTGAAGGTCGATAGGGCAATAGCTTCAATAACGTCTCCTACAGCAAAATCAGCATCAAAGACTAATGTCGATCCATTTGCAGCTACTACATCAGTTGGAATAACTTGCTTAACACCATTGAGGTACACACTTATTTGCCCCACAGTGTAGTTTATAAGCACTCCATTATCATCTGCTGTTACTGTATCTGTAACGCCTGTAGCCGTGAAGATAAATCTTTCTGCTTCTCCAAGTCCGGGGGCTTGTCCTAAGTAACTCATGTTTTATCCTTTTCTTCTGTTTCCTTTTTCTCTAAATCTACGAGAGCCTGTTTGTATCCTTCTGCTTGATGTAGTTGCATCTGTAAGTTTGGTATCTGTTGTCGTAAGTCTTGGATTATTTTGTCTACTTCTTCCAGTGTCATGCGTTTTCAAGTGCTGTTACTTTTGCTTCCAGTATTTCAATCTTAGCCATTGCTTCTTGTAATGCCTTAATTGCCTTCATATAAAGAACAGAATACTTCATACCTTTAACAGTCATATTATTACCATCAGAATCTTTTTTAGGTATCCATTCTCCATCAGAGTTTTGTTCTCCAAATCCACAATGCTCTAGTTCAAAATCACTTGGTACACTTTCTTTAACTAATTTAGGAGAAACTAATTCTGCTTCCTGTGCAACCAAACCAATTTGTTCCCAAGCATTTTCACCATACTGTTTAACATCATCTTTTCGTTTAAAGTTCCGAACCTTTAAGGCTTTTATATCATCCCATTGTGAATTTGCATCTTTAATATCTTCTTTTACACGTTCATCTGATATTGAACCATAAGAATTATCGTGATTCTCAACATCTCCATCTGACCACATTATTAATCTATTTGCTCCATTATCTTGAGCATGTATAAATTTTGATGTTCTATCGTCTGGTGCATGTCCTGAAGTGTACCAGTAGTTCATCAACACAGTACCACTTCCTGCATCATTCTGAATCTCTGAAGTCCATGAAGCACCACTATTTTTTATATGAAACTGGTAAGAAGGAGTCGTAGTGCCGATGCCTACTTTGCCATTTCCGAGAATTGCCAAACCTATTACAGATTCATCTCCTGCAGTAAAAAGAGCAGAATAATGACTGGCACTTGAACCACCAGCCCTACAAAATAAACCATGACCAGAAGCATGGTCATGTCGTATTTGTTGCGCCCAAGAATCACCACCAGCATTTGTGAAAATATTTAATTTACCATCTGTACTATTGGGTGCGCCTCCTACACTAGTTGATGTAGTTCCGATACTTACTTTCTCATCAGGATCAATAGTAATAGCTACTGCACCAACTGCATTGTCATCTATGCCTACTGAGGTAAATGCACCAGTAGTAGTGATTGCTCCAGAGGTGCTGATTACTACATCGTTTGCAAGTTCATCTGTACCAACTGCATCATCTGCAAGGTGTGAGTTGTCTACACTTCCATCCACCAACTCAGAACTATCTACAGAGTTTGGTGCTAAATCTCCTGCCGCAATAGTATCTGCTACTATCTTTGCCGCAGTTATGCTATTATCTGGTATGTCTGCACTGGTTAAGGGTGCTACTGCTCCGGGTCTTCCTAAGTATGCCATTATGTAATCTCCAAGAAGCTCATTATCACATCCACTGAGGATGCCGTGTTTGACGTTACAATGATCTTATCTCCAGTCATAAGCACCACTTTCTGATCCCCCCCAAGAAGGATCAAACTACCCCCTGTGGGTATCGGTGCGTCCTTGACTATATGAGTCGTGTTCGTGCCATCATTCAGGGTTGCAGTAACCGATATAACTCCAGAGGTTATATTTGCCAGAGTCATCCCGATTAACGTGGTCTGGGTACTACTGGCAACTACTGCACCAACATCCACTGGTGATGTGCCAACTGCCCTGAGTGTTCTATTCTTAAATGTATTTGCCATAATTTATCCTTTAATTTTGTTTAATCACCCAAGGGCGATGGCCATAGCTACTGAAGCGTTATTTGCGGCAGTTGTAACCTCTGCGGCAGTCTGACCCTCTGTTACTGTTACGAATGCTGTTCCATTATGTACTTTAAATACATGATTACTTGAAGTATCCATCCAAATGTCACCTTCACTTGGTGACCCCGGCTCAGTCGATTGAATCTTGTATTCGTTTGCATACCTGTTTACATCTGCAATACTGGCGGCAACAGTACCAATAGTATCTGATCCTGCAAGATCAGTAGCCACAGTCCCTATGTCGGTTGCATCTCCTGCTACTGCAGTAACATTCCCTGCAATTCCTGCTACTGTTGTTACCTTATCATCAATATCTCCAACTAACTTTAAATAGCCAGTTGAGGTATGTGTCATTGCAGAAGTACCAAGCAATGCAAGGTGACCAGTGGTGGCATGAGCCATTGCACTTGTCCCAAGTAACCCAATTTCAGTATCAAGACCAGCAACAGTACCAATGTCAGTTGCATCTGCTACTGCCGCATTAATATTGGTTTGATTAGAAGATGTAGGTGTTAACTGTTCCCATGCAGATGTATCAGAGTTGTACACCTTCATTACATTTATACCAGTGTTTGTATCAAACCATAAATCTCCATCTGAAACATTTGAACTTGGGGTGGAAGTTGATGCCCCATGAAAAAGAGATTGGAAAGTTGCTAAATCAGCGGCGGCTGATGTTGCAGAACTTGCGGCCGCTGTTGCAGATGTACTGGCATTTGATGCGTACTTCTTTGCAGAATAATTGCTACCCTCTACTGCCGTTCCTTCTACAAAATTGCCTCCACCAATAGACCATTGCTTTGCTGATCCAGAAGTGTTTGCCGATAGTTGTCCTGTTGCCCATTCCTTAGATGAATAGTCCGTTGAAGCAACAATTGCTCCTGTATCAGTAGCCCAATCCTTTGCTGATCCTATGTCTGCATTCGTGTCAGTTGCCCACTCCTTGGCTGAATAATCAACATCTGCACCATTTGCATCATTGCGAACCTGTCCGTCAGTCTTTACTGCCCAATCCTGTGCCTGTGCAGAATAGTGCTTTGCACTATATTCTGATGCACCTTCTACTGAATCATACTGGGGAGAAGTGGCATATTCCTTGGCTGAAGCATCATTCTTATGTGTGGAAGTCCCCACAGCCCACTCTTTAGCGGAAGCATCCGTTGCAGTCGTTGTGGGAGTTGTTGCTAACTGCGCCCAGTTCTTGGCTGATCCTCCTGCCGCTAAATGAGAACCTTGAGCATACTCTTTTGCAGAATACTCTGCAGTGTCAACAAAACCACCTGTAGTTGTTGCCCACTCTTTTGCCGCACCCTTACCAGAAGTCGCTGTTACCTCAGTTCCTCCAATTGCATACGCTTTTGCAGAATATTCCCCGGAATCTGATGCCGTATCTGCATCGGTTACTGAATCTGTAGTTAAATTCGCCCAGCGGGAAGCCGTTGTTGCATGGTTTCCTGCCGTGTCCCGGTAAGTTAATGCACCAGCTTTTGCCGCTTCTGCAACTACTGTTGCTCCCCAGATTATGACATTGTCCGTTCCTGAAGAGGGAGCTGTAACAAAAGTGATGTTGTTGCCTCCACCAGAATTGGAAATTGAGTAAAGATTCGTTGCCTGTAATGCTCCATTAACAAAAACCTGAACGTCCCTTACATCTGCGTAAGTATATTGTGTGGTGAAAACCTTTTCGCTTCCATCTCCATTTGCCATGTTGACTGAGGCAGAAGAAGTCTCAATTGCGGAGTTTGCAATTAAAGTCCAGTAAGTTGTTAAATCTCCTGCAAAGGT